GCCCGATCAAATGCTGGAATAGAAGCCGAATTACCCGAAGCAGCGCCTTGAAAATCATCGTTAGTAAGATGTTGTGGTACTGTTGTTCCATCCATATTTCCATATGCTGTAATATTCGTCATGTTAGAAATTTGTCCTCCATGTTTCTCCATCTTTTCCATTCTTCCTCGATTCTGGCGTAAGTGTTCCTGATTGAAAGCCAGTCCAGTTGCTCCAGAATTAATAGGAACTTTGAATTCCGAGTCCTCTCCAAATTCAGCATAAAGTGCTAAATCAATAGATGCTGGTACCCCCGTAGGTGTTTGTAGAGGCACTTGTACAAGGCAAGTAAGTGTACCTATAAAATCTTGCCAAACGTCTTCTGATGGTCCATTGATCGAAATATAGGTTTTCGGATTGCTAAAAGGTACCACATAAACGGCTGTTGTCGAAGATGACGGATCCAATGGTTGCGAATTCATACCATAATACGTGGCTTGATTACCATTGTGCCAATTATTCAAAATAAAAGCCTTTGTAAAAGGTACAGAAAATAACTGCACTCTACCAAGTTGTTGCCGCATACCCGTTAACATGGCCGTAAACTTGATCGAACCACGCCAACTATAAAATCTTTCGAAAGGCATAGATTGCAAATAATTAACTATTGCATCTTGTGGTAAATTTAACGCAAACAATGGTGTTCCTACCGCCATTGCCGTGGTCCATGCATATGTTCCAACCCACACTTTTCTTTGTACTGCATGGCGTAATGTCCATTCTGGTTCTCCAATACATGCCTGTTGTAAAAGATGCGCGACTTTTGGAGATAAAGTTGATGATGAAATTTCAACCTTCTTTTGAACTTCAACTATTGTTCCTGATTTGTTATCCGATTGTAACGCTTCGTCGCCAACCGTTGCAATAGGTCCCGTGGAATCAACTTTTACGTCGGCGTGTTTCTCAAATTTTAAATCCGTCGCTTTAGATAAAAATAAAGCATGGAAGTACTTCCACCCACGAAGATGTAACCATAAACGTTTAGGTAGTTGTTCCTTTATTTTATCCATATGTTTTGTAAATTCTTCCTTTCCATAGGCGTACATAAAACCTAAAGAATCATTTAAGTTGTCAATCGAAGCTTGCTCTACCGTAATATCTGCACATTCGCGCGTCCAATTAGTCAATTCCGTAATCGTATCCAAAGCAATAGTAGGTTTAATAAAACCCATACTATCCAATCGAAAGCCTCGTTTCAGGAAAGTCAAGTCATCGATCTCTTCAATTTCTGGTAAACCATCCTTGCGCGTCGATGTACACGTCATATTAAGTTTTTCCACTTCATAGGCAATTACTTCCGGATTAAAAAACGGTAGAACCTTATCCTTAATTGCACTAATACCATCATCTCCATACTCCTTATCTTCAACATTTTCCTCAAAATCCGTCAAGCTCCGCATGGGTGGTGGGGCTACTATGAGGTAAATATACCTAAGTATCATGGCATGACAAATTGTATTAATATTGACCGTAAGTGGATTGCCTGACGGATTCCCAACATGCGTCATGTAAATGTTATCATAGGCACATTGTACCGTGTGGATCATTTCGTCGAAAATAAC